GTGAGCTACACGGCTCAAATCCGCATCAAACGCGACGGAGTGCAAGTCTACCAAGAGAGCCAGACCTTCGCCCGGAAACAGGCTGCTCAGGCTTGGACGCGCAAGCGTGAAGCGGAGCTGGACCAGCCTGGTGCAATCGAGCGGGCCAGCCGGAAGGATGTCACCGTCAAAGACATGATCGACCAGTACCTACTGGAAGTGGGAAAAGCCCGGCCGTTGGGCAAAACCAAGAAGGCCACGCTCGAAGCTATCGGCAAGATGGACATCGGCAAACTGAACGACACCGACGTCACCACCCAATGCCTGGTCGAATTTGCCCTCTTCCGGATGAGCCGCGAGGGCGGCGGCGTCCAGCCGCAAACCGCCGGCAACGACCTGGCGCATCTTGGAGCCGTTCTCGCGATTGCTAAAGATGCCTGGGGCTACCAGGTCGATCCGCTCGCCATGGGCGGCGCCCGCCGTGTGCTACGCAAATTGGGTTACAACCTGAAAAGCCGGGAGCGTGACCGCCGGCCAACTTTAGACGAGTTGGGCAAAGTGCTGACTCACTACCAGGCCATGCAGGCGCGGCGTCCAACCGTCATCAATATGCTTAAGGTGGTGGGCTTTGCCCTGTTCTCCACCCGCCGCCTGGATGAAATCACCCGTATACGCTGGGCCGACATTGATGAACCAGGCCAGCGCGTGCTGGTGCGCGATATGAAAAACCCCGGTCAGAAGATCGGCAACGACGTCTGGTGCTACCTACCAGACGAGGCGTGGCAGATCCTCCAGACAATGCCGAAGGCCGGCGAAGACATCTTCCCTTACAGCCCTGAATCGATCTCTACGTCTTGGGCCAAAGCCTGTAAGTTTTTGACCATCGCGGATCTGCATTTTCACGACCTTCGTCATGAGGGTGTCAGTCGGCTGTTTGAAATGGATTGGGACATCCCGCGCGTGGCGAGCGTTTCCGGGCACCGGGATTGGAATTCAATGAGGCGCTACACCCACCTGCGCGGCAAGGGTGACCGTTATGTGGGCTGGGAGTGGCATGACAAAATACTGAGGGCGCCCGTCCAACTGGGCGCCGCATCAGAGAAGTGGCTCAAACGGCGCGTTTTATCCCGTTGAGCTGATTGTGTTCCTTCACAGCGGCGGCGCGCTGAGAGTCCAGATACGCGGCCAGGTCAGTGAGGTGGATGCCCCTGGCTGACTTCTGGCTGGGTTCCAGACGCGTGATGGGCAACTTGATCTGACCACTCATCACCTTGCGCTGGAACATGTCCGGCGTCAGGTGTGTGAAGTAGTCCCGGCACACCAGCTCCAGCGAAATGATCGCTTGGCCGTCGTATTGGGCCATGAGGATGAAGGCTGTGTTCATGTTGGTCCCCTCACATCCGAAACGATTGATGAATGAACGCGCGCGGCGCTTTATGTTCTGCCGGTTCCGCCGCATTGCCCTGGACCTCACACACGAACCGGTGCCGCTTCCGGTTGGACGCAGTCATCGCTTTGGTCAGGCCTGGCACGACACCGGTGCATTGCTCATAGGCGTAAGGGCCGCTCCAGCTATCAGCCCTCACCATTTGGCAATCCGTACGGGTCCCATCCGCGCACAGGTAAAGCAAAAGGAATACGGTCATGGTGCGTTCCCCGCGCCGCAGTTCGGGCAGTCGTCGAAGCGCTGACGCTCACTTAGAAAACGCCCGCAGCCTTCACAGTTGAGTTGGTCGTTGTAGATGCGGATTCGTGGGCGTTTGAGCCTGGGCAGCTTGAGGCCGGCTGAGCGTAATGCCTGCCTGTGGTCGAGCAGCGCGGCCCGGACCACCGGCCGGGAACGCTCGACGATGTATCCGCATGGCCATAGCTCGAAGCCTTGGGCCAGGTAGTCAGCGGCATCTGCCGCGCCCGGATGGATGGCGTCATTCAGGTTGGCGGTTGGGCCTTTGCCGCCGCGCCACACTAGATCATTGCCGTCCCACTCGCGTGCATAGGCCACGTATACGCGGCCGTCTTCGTTGCGGTAGGCCTCGGCCTCTGACTTGGTGAGGTACTGGCAGTCAACGCCGATCTCTGCCTGGTTGCGGACGTACTCCATTGACCAGGGCAGGTCGGTTTCGCGGCATTCGTATTGCTTGACCGCTGGCTCGCGTTTGAACTGCTCAGCCTCGTTCAGGTTCGAGGTGTAGCCGCCACCCTCGCGCCAGAATATGGCCCGGCTGCCGACGTTGCTGCGGCTGTCTTGCAAGAAGAAGACGTCAGACATGATCATTACCTTCTTCTTTACGCCCATCCGCTGCCACCGCTAAGGGGGTTCCCCGACATACCGCCAGGCGTTGCACGGGGTCGAGTTCGCCGTAATTTATTGGCTCGGGCTGCCGCCCCATAAGCATGCGCGTCAGCGCGTTGGGCTGGCCGTCTGGTGTCAACTTGCTCAGCGGTTGCTTGGTGGTGCGGCCATTGGCGCTCCGCAAAGTGGCGACGTTGCCGTCGATTGCCTGGATCACGGCTTTTCGCGCGCTGAAGCGATAGCTCCGACCGCCACCACTGATTGCGACGTAGCTGACCTTGTCACCGACGGCGAGCGGGGTTGTGATAGCCTCTGCGGTGCCGCTTGGGGGTTGATTCACTTGCATGGTGCTTCTCCTTTTGGTGGTAGGTGTCGGGGAGTTGGCGCTCCTCGACACCATCTTTCAGGCCGGTTTGGCCTGGTCTTGCTCAATGATCGTGATGACTTCGTTCTGGTCTTTCGCATAAGCGAAGGGCAATTCGCCCCCAGGGCGAGTGATGGGGTAGCGCGACTTAGGCAACCGGCATAGCGCGACGGTGTAGCCGTCGTCGGTAACCCAGCAGTTCTGCTGGAGTTGCCCGTCCCTATTGCGTTTCGGCGCCCATTTCATGCCCAGGTACCTATCAGTTCTTCCCAAATCGCGTCGCCGCCTGGGAGATACGTGTGCACCTCTTGCTGTGGCGAGTAGTCCAGTTGCAGCACTGCCAAGCAGTCGTCGAACAGTGCGGTGTCGAGACCGCGCAGGCTGGTCAGGACAAAGGGATAGTCGCGGCCGTTGTAGAGCCCGAGCAGGAAGCGACCGATCACCGCGCTCTGGCCTGTATCACGTTGGGCGACAGGGACCAGCCGGGCCAGCGCTTCAATACCGGCCTTGCGGATTGCAGGGCGCTTGGCTTCGAACTCCTCCAGTTGCTGGAACCAGTTGGGCTGTTGTTTGTGGGCAGGCGTAGTCATGCGGATTCTCCTTTCGAAGGCCGGGTCAGTAGGGGATGGTGTCGAAGAAGGCGATGTCATGAACCAGCTTCCGGGTTTCAAGCTGAAGGTCCTGCGGAACAGCGAGAAGATTGCAGAGCAGGTCAACCAGGCAGATCATCTGTGCACAGTTGAGGGCTGTGCGCCCGTTGAGGCCCGCCCCGTATTTACGAGTGAGCTGGCCTTGATATGCGGGTAAAAAAGCCTTGAGATTGCTGCAAATCCATTCTCCAGACTGCGCAATCTCGATACCGAACGTACTTGCCTCAGCTGTTTCGACGTTGCCAATGGCCTCCGGCCGGATCCTTGGCGTGTGGGCGTCGCGAGCTGAGAGATCGACCGTAACCATTCTGCTGGTGACCGCATCACTGCATTCCAGCCGTTGGTTGGCGGTTATCACCAAAGCCCCGCGGAATGTCACTTCCTCACTCAGGCCATCCCCCGAGCGAACGCTCACGCTGCCGGAGCTGAAAAGCGGCTTCAATTCATCCCAGTCAATGGATTGGCCCAACTCGCCTTGTTCCTCGCAAATCACAATCCGTTGTCCTGCGCTGGCAAACGTGCGCGCTCGCCCGGCTGGAGTGGAATGCCCCAGAAAGTTGGAATAAGGCGTTTGCCCGTTCAGCTTTTGGAGGTAGCCCAGCAGCAGACTCTTGCCGCTACCGGCGGCGCCGACGATTTGCAGAAACGGAAAGCTGTTCTGTTCCTGGCGAATACGGTCGGCATGCACCGCTCCCATCCACCAGGCCATAGCCAGTACCCCGCGCGCGCCGAAGTAGGCGACAAAATCATTGAAGCAAATGGCCGATTTGAGTTCGTTTTGCATGGTGCTGCTCCTGTTGTTGCAGTGGTTACACGCCCTGGAATACCCAGCAGCGAATGGTTTTAGGCTTGTCGAAAGCGTCGACCTGGCGCGCCGAGTTGACTGGCTTGTTCGATTCCAGAAACTTGGGTGACTTGCTGGTCTTCAGCAGGCGTTTCAGGTCGCTCAGCGGCGGCACTTGCTGGCGTTTATTGGCGGCCATTTCCACAAACTCGTTGAGGTTCACGGCGATCAGCCCATCGCGACGCGCATGGTTCAGCGCGGCTTTCTCGTCCATGCCATTGAGGAATTCGTACAGATCCCAGAATTCGCGCACGGTCGGGTGGTCGGCGTTAATTGCCTGCTGCCGCTCCAGGGCCATGCGGTTGATCTCGGCGTGAGCGAGGGCCTTGCGGCGATCGCCCAGCGGCACGACACCGGACAGTGCATCCACTAGGCTGCGCAGCTGGGCGTGGTTCTTGGCGATACGCACGGTGCGCACGCCGGGCTGGGCCAGCAGCTCCTGTTCGTAGCCGGAGGTGTTTTCCTCCATCAGGCGCATGGTTTCGGCTTCGCGTTGCAGCGCCTTGACCAGGAAGCCGCTGATGCTGTCCATCGGCATGCGCTCCAGCTGCTCGGCGTACTGCTTGGTTTCCGGCGTGTGGTGTTCACGTGTCAGGTGGACGTGGCAGATACGCTGCAGGATTGGCTCTGATGCGTTCACTGGGTTGTTCTGCGCGATCAGCAGGGCGGCGCGGAACGGCGGTTCGTGGGTGTCGTTGCCGTTGTTTTTCACGCCTGTGGAGCGAACGCTACGGCCGTTGTACGCGGTCTTCAGTTCGTCCCAGTCGAATTGTTTAACCGGCTGGCCTTCCTTTTGTTCACGCTCGGACTCGATCAGCACCACCGGCAAGTTGCTCACCTGCGAAAAGTTACGCGCACGACTGGCGGCCGTTGCTTTGGACGGGTCGAAGCCTTCGTAATCGGTACGCCCGACCGACTTCCATAGCAGCTCCACCAGCGTCGTTTTGCCGGAGCCGGCTTCACCCACCAGCTCAAGGAACATCAGCGACTTGTGGATCTGGCGGATCTGCTCGGCGTGCAACGCGCCCAGCCACCAGGCCAGCACCACCAGCCCCTGTACGCCAAAGCAGCACCAGTAGATGTCGAACCAACCTTCGTTATAGGTGTTGAGGTCGGTGTTGATATGCAGCACCGGCGACTGGCTCTGTGACTTGATGCTCAGCTTGCCCAGGTCAAAAAAGTCTTCCTTGTTGCGTACCTGCACTTTGCCGCCGTGAAAGGCCAGGTCGTTGAAGACATAGGCGCCGTGGTCGCGGGTGTAGCCTATCCATTCGATGGTGTTGACGGTTTTCAGGCAGTCCAGTTGGGGGGCCAGGATTCGTTTCAGTTGCTGGGCGCTACCCTCGAACATCGCGCCGTTGGAGACGTTGAGCAGGCGATTCGCGAACTCAGGCGCCGACGTGAGCTGCTTGGCCGTGAACGTGCTTTTAATGGCCGGTCCCTGCGGGCGCTCGATGCGGAAGTAGTACCAGGCCTCATCGGTCAGGTCGTTGCGCATGTAATACAGCGCCTGGAAATTGCAGTTGGCGATGCTGGTCACCGAGCCAGATTGACGCAGTGCCTTGTAGCGTCGCTGTTCTTCCGTAAGCAACTGGTCTTCGTGGCGTTCCGAGCTTTCCAGATCGGTCATCGCACGGTCGTATTTTTCAAGGTCCAGCCGAAACCAGTACAAGCGCTTGCGGAACGTGAAGTGAAATTCTTTGCGCTCGTTGCGCACGTAGATCAGGAACGCCTTTTCTTCAGCCGAGTCAGCCAGCAGCAAATCGCCCTGGTGGCGCGCTTCGCTAAGGTCCTGCTCAATGCGTTCGGCGCGTTTGTCGTCGCCCTCGATCGACTTCCAGCGCAGATGCAGGTCGTTCCAATCGACCTTTTTTCCGTTGGGCTGTGGGATTACGGCTGCTGTGCAGGTGAAGCCCAGGTCGCGCGCTTCCTTCGCCCAGCGGCGCATGTTGGCCTTGGCGATTGGCTCGTTATCCAGTGCCCACACCAGGCGCGGCAGACGTTTGTCGGCGTCCTGCCGTAACTTGACCAGGGCCTTGAGTGAGTCGGCGGGGCAGGGAGCGCTGGACATCATCGACACAGCCGGCACTTCGTTGTGCAGCAGAGCGATGGCGTCGAATATTCCCTCGACGATGAATAGTTCGTCGACTTCCAGCAGATCCACGCTCGGCGGGCACCACCAGACGCCTTTGTAACCGGTCAAGCCTTCGCCGGTGGGTCGGAAGCGCGCTTTCATCTTGCCGAATCGGTCGGGCCGATCGATCAGGCGCTCCCAGTAACCACCTTTCTCCAGGGCGAAACGCACCGTGGCGCTACCGATGTTTAGCCGGCCATCCCAGTAGTTTTCCTGAGTGAACAAGCCGGCGATCAGCTCAAATTTGAAACCCCGCGCAAACTCAAGGTAGGCGCGTGCCGTTGCCTGTGGGTTGTCCGCTGTTGACGGCGCGGTTTTGCTCCAGTCGTTGAACAAATCGTCGTAGATGTCTTTTACGTAGACGCGGTGGTCGCACTTTTCCGGCCGTCCGCAGATCAACGTCCAGGGCGAGTCGTAGAAGGTGTACAGGGTTTTCTGGCGGCAGGCTGGGCATACACCCTTGCGCATGTAATTGGTGTTGGCCATGTGCTTGAGCTGGTAGTCCCGCTCAATGCGTTGGATGACGTCGGCTCGCAGCCTTTGTTCCATTTCCATCGTGGCTTACTTCGCTTCGTCGAGACTGTGTTTAAGGGCGCCAATCAGGCTTTTTCGTGCGGCCATCGCGGGGAAGGCCACGAGCAACGAGCCGTGCCGCAAACCCTCGGGGATCAAGCGGAAACGGTCGTCATACCAATGCTCGTTGAGCAGCACCGCGTACTGCGCACGGAGCTCAACGAGCAGTGCCTCAGCGTGGTCGCGGGGCAGTTTTGCGGTGATGGCGATGTCGATTTCCATGGTCCACCTCGGATTGCGGGCAAAGCTCACCCAAACCCATTGGGAACGGGGCAGGGCGGGGGTTTAAAAGGGAGCGTTACTGAGGGTGTGGCTTGTGTACGGTGCTGCGCTGGTCGAGCAGTTTTTGTGGCAGAAACCGAGCCGGAACCGGGAAGCGTTGATCTGCGAGGACGTCCACCAGGTGGACACGGGTGCTGTCTGAACTACTGGCCCAGTCGATGCCGATCCAGCGGCGCTTTTTGATTACCTGCAACTCAGTCCAGGCGTTGTGGACAAGCTTTGGTGCCATAAACACAGGCACTTCCAACGCAAGTGTCAGATGACGGATGCAGCGATCAAATAACAGATCGGAATCCACCAGGTGTTCTGCCTCATGGCGTTGCAGGTAGGCGAAAGCAGCGTGTTGCATGCTGCTGCGGTAGTCATGAGTTTGTTGATCGAGGTTCATCACGCGCGCTCCATTTCCAGTTGGTCCAGCAGATCGGGTTGATCGTTTGCCGTTTTCATTGCCTGGCGACGAATGACCACGTCTGCAACTGGCAGCTTTACAGCTGGGTTGGGCATGCCGCTTGGGCTCAGTTCGTGGGTCATTTGAAACTCAGCACGCACCGCCCAGCCGCAGGCTTCGTTCGTGCACTGCATGTAAGTGATACGCAGGAAAATGTGTTGGCCTTCGCTGGTGCGGATGCGCATGCGGCCGTGGCAGTGGGGGCAGACCAGTTTGTAAGTACTCACTAAACAGCTCCCTCGCTGTACAGCTGGATAGTCGCAAACACCTCGGCGTAGCGAGCGGACATGTAGGTGATCAGGGCGGCGATGATCGCGTCGGCTTCACGCCTTTCGATAACACCGTCATCTAGGGCCGCAGACATGATCTGGTCGACCTTGCCCCGCTGGGCCGAGGCTTTGAGCGAGCGGCTGTACAACTCAACGTTGTCTAGGTCCTCCGGGACGCTCAGCGGTACGAACATGCCGCCGTACATTGAAGCGATGTAGTCGGCCAGGAATGTGGTACCGGCGACTTGCTCCAGACGGTGGATGTGCTCGTCGGTCAGCGGGCGGCTGCCGGCGTTCTCGTAGGCTTGGTTGTCGAACTTCTTAAGCGGCATGCCGAGGTCTGCCGAGGCGTACTGCCGACCGCCTGGATAGGCGCTTATGACGGCCATAACGACGCTCTTTCTGCTGTCTAGAACTGGGCGTTTCATCTTCTGGTTTCCCCTTGGAGCCAGAGGCCCTAGTTTGCAATCACGCAGTCAGTGCGGTTTTGGGATGACGGCGTTGTAATCACGCCGTCCTTGATTCCCAGCAGAACCGCTGCACGATGGGACTCCCCACGACGCCCGCGATTCTGGCCGCTGAGCACCGCATAAACGGTGCTGGGGTTCAGTAGGTGCTGTTCCGCAAAGTCCTTTACCGTCTGGCCGCGCCTTTCAAGGGCGTCACGCGCTAGATGGCGAGCTTGCTCGTAGGTGTTGGCGTTGGGCATAGTGCAGTTCCGTGCAATTTCATGTGGTGACACGCAAAGAATGATGCACATATCTGCACTTGTAAATAGCGGAGATGAAGAAATTTGCATTATTCAGTGGAAATAGGTGCTCGCCTTCAAGCTGAGCGGAAGCGCTTGGGCCTCAATCAGGATCAGTTCGGCGATGCTGTTGGCGTCTCCAAACGGACGCAGGCGGCTTATGAAGCGGGCACCACTGACCCGTCCTCTCTTTACCTCTATTCGGCAGCTTCAAAGCTTGGGGTCGACGTGTTGTTTGTGGTGACAGGCGTCGCTACACCACGGCCAGTTGAAGGGCTGAGTGTGGGAGAGGATCGCTTGGTAAATCAGTACCGATCACTACGAGAAAATGACCAGCAAGCTGTGGATCGTATCGTCGGCGCTATGTGGGAAATGACAGCGCGAGAAAAAGAATAATCCTTCAGCGAGCTCCATAAAATCCGCTGGGGACTACATATTGCTTTCCGAGGAGGCTCGGTAATGTCGATTCAACTATGCACTTGATGGAGTAATGAGCATGTTGGATCAAAGTGGAGATAGCCAGGATGATGAGAACGCTATCGCGCCTTCCAGGTTGACGCATGACGAAAAGAAGCTTCTTACGCTTTACAGGGAAATGTCTGATATCGACCGGCGTTACATTCGCCGCGTGGCTGAGGCGTTAACCGCGACCTCAGGTTGACCTTGTAGTAACGGTCTCCGGCCCAGGCTTTTGCCTGGGCTCCAGTTTGCAGACAGGTGCATAGTTTGCCGATTTTGGCTCGGTATTTAAGGGATTTAAGGGGGTCGGGATGATGCGCAATATTTGTATTGCAGCGGGAGTATTGTTTATAAGCAGTACTGCTTGGGCCAATGACCAGGCGATTGCCCAGCATTGCAGCGGCGAGTGGCCCAGCGATCAAGAGATGTACGCCTATTGTGTAGGGGAGCAGCGCAAAGCTGTGCGAAGCCTCGCCAAATATTCGGGAGCCATCCGTGCTCATTGCGAATCCGAGTGGAAAACAGACTACGAAATGGTAGTGCATTGCATCAAAGAGCAGCAGGCCTCTCAAGGGGCGGTCGCTCGTGCTCCTCAGGATGAAATCGCAACACGTTGTGCCCGTGAGTGGCCTAATGAATACGACATGCAAGAGCACTGCGCCAAGGAACGCAGGACGGCGAAGGAAAATATTGAGCGAAATTATTCTGGCCCCCTACGTAAGGCCTGTGAACGTCAGTGGGGAACTGAGTATGAAATGGTCGAGCACTGCATTGAGGAAGGCGGGGAGTAAGTCAGTTGCAATGAGCCACTCATGAAGTTTGGTTTTCATCGAAAAAATAGGGAGTAGAGGAATGGCGCTTAAGCCGTGTAAGTCCTGTAAACACACCGTCGATACGTCGGCAAAGACATGTCCAAACTGTGGTGTGGCGAATCCGGGTGTTACCGCTGGCAGTATAATTGGCGGGATTATATTTCTGGCTATCATCATCGCTATCGTTGTGTCGATGTGCTCTGGTGGTAAAAATGAAAAAGTCGACGAAAAAAAAGTGCAGGTTGATGAGGCCGCGTGCCGTAAAGATTTGCAGTGTGCTGGAGACAAGTACGGAATTAGTGCCAGCGTATATTGCAAAGAACCAGTAGCCCGTCTTGCCAAATACACATCGCGTTGGACCGATGGCACCTTTGAAACGAAGTTTAGCCATTTTAGATGGCTCAATCAGCAGCAAGGCACACTTATCTTCATAGGCGATAAAATTGAGTTTCAGAACGGGTTCGGTGCGTTTCAAAAGCACATATACGAATGTGATTTTAACCCAGCAACCCAAAAAGTTCTCGACGTCCGAGCTAGACCTGGGCAACTGCCAAATTAGTAGGTTGAATAATTTTATTTTTAATCAAGAAAATGGAAAGGAAAAAAGCATGGGCGTTGAGAGTGAAATAAAATCTGCAAAAAAAATGCGAAACGTCGGTCTCATTATCGTGGTTGTGAGCCTTGTCTTTATATTGGCATCGTTTGTTTTGTCGATGCATGACTTTGCAGAGTTGAATGGATGGGACGGCGTGCAGCGTATTGCCAATGATATTTACGCTAACACGCAGTTTCCGGTGTTAAGCACGGTTTGGAGCCTCGCAGCCCGACCACGTCTTGCCGAGCCCTTGCAGGTTCACAACCTTTGGTTCTTTGGAGAGTTCGTTATTCTTTTTATCGGCACCGCAATGGTTGCGACTGCTAATAAAACGCTTTCGGATATTGCCCGCGCGGCATACGAGGCGAAGCAGCAACACCGCAAAGATCAGTTTCAAAAGAAACAGCAGCAAATATGACGGATCAGCGACAGATCAAGCTGCCAGCTAAGGGAAATCAAGTTACCTGATTGTCTCCGACATGAGCCCTTTAGAAACCGGGCTCATGCCTTCCATATCTGCAATTTTTCCACGCCCGATCCACGGTGCTCTTAGCCGGTTTATCACTGGTATACAACCAGCGCAACCACCTCAGCTCCTTTGATTCCCGCCATAATTGCCTTTTTCTTCCCGGCTTTGCGAGGGCTAAGGATTAGGTTTTCTTCTGTAGCATTGCCTCGATTATACGAATGTATTCGGGAGATGTAGAGTCATCCGTAAGACTATTGTTGGAAGGCTTGAAAAGCGTAGAGTAGAATAGCATTCTTATTTCAACAGCTTGTTCTGCTTTCGCGTTGTCCATAGCAATGTAAGTTCTAATCATGGTTGAGCGCTCTAGTGCTTCGATTTCGAGAGCAAGATTTGTCATCATGAGTTTTACTAAAACTCTGATTATCCAGATCGCAGAAGTGGTTGCGATAATAAGTAGTGCGATACTGAATTTTTCAGCAGGTAAAGTTATTGGTAGTCCAAATAATATGTATTCTTCTCCGTTCTTATAAACCGATAGAGATAGCACTACAAGCGCCGCAATAAAAGAGATTGACGCAATGCCTATGAGCCAAAGAAAATTTCGTGCCTTTTTTTTATGCTTTTCTTCTCGGTCTATCCAATATTTGACGGGCTCTGCCGAAAAAATTGTACTGTTTGCGCCTATGGCTGTATTTTTTATATCTTTTTGTGCTTCTTCTAGCTTGTTTTCAAGTTGTAAGATTGTGGTTTTTTGTGATTTTTCAATTGAGTCGTTCAGTAAGGATATTCTTTCTGATAAGTCATCGTCGTATTTTTTTAATAAAGTATCAGTGTTTAATTTGAAAGTGTCCTCAATAGAATTCAAGTCTTTGTCGTAGGACTTTAAATAAGTTCTGTGATTGGAGATTAGCGATGCTTCAAACACAAACTTTGCTACTGAGAACTGTCCTTTATAAGTTAGTGAAAGCAAATTTTCGCTAAAAACTAGATCGTCATGAAAAGGGAGGGGGGTTTCGTTTTGAACATCAATGAGCGCACTTGTATCACCTTGTGCCGCAAGTGAGAATTCAACTCTGTTGAGGTAATTATCAACTATATACAGGTTTTTTTCTTCTGTCTTATCTATATTGATTCTTCCTTTTAGTGCTGCTGCAACACGTTTCCAGAATTTACTCTCTTCTAATAGCCAGGATTTTATATCTTGTTCTGACATTGTGTTTATTCGACCAAAGCGGTCTTCGTGGCTGATATGCTTATTTTCAGTATGCATTTCCGTTATGCTCTTTTTTGCCTGTGATATCGGAATGCTACCAAAGTGTGATGAAGATAGCCTGTTTTATTAAGTTGAGAGTCTGGAGAACTCGCGAGCTGCTGCCCTTTTGGCTGTTTTCTCGCTCGCGTATAACCATCGTAACCGCCTCGGCTGCGCCTGGTCCCCCGCCGTAATCGTCCTTTCCTTCCCGGTTTTGTGGTCGCGGTAGTACGCGATGATGCCTGTGTAATCGCCCTTGTTATCTTCCGCCAGGTCTTCAACGTTGTCCTCGGGCAGTTTGCTCTCCAGCTCCAGGCTGAGGGTGTAGCCACCGTCCGCACTCAGGCGGTGCTGCACATTCCCGCCATACCAAATGATCTCGTCAATTTCCGCCTTCACGCCCTGAAGCGTATAGGTCAGCTCAGGGATCAGATCCGGTCGGCCCATCGCCAGTGTGTAGCTGAGCGTGGCGCTGCCGCGTTGTAGTCGCCGGAATTCCGCACGGGCGGCGCGCAGGGCTGACTGCTGGTCGCTATACGTGTGGCGCAGGTCTTTGAGGTTGTCACCGCCGCCGGCAATGGCTTCCTGTTTCTTGGCGCTGTTCACGTCGTAGTAATAGGCGCGTACGCCGTCGTAGCTGTCGCGGTCGGCTTGCAGGTACCGGTGCTGGTCGCCGTCGGCACGGGTAAGAATGATGTGCGGCAGATCCAGGCCGCTGGCCGTCTTGCCGCCGCCCGCTGGCAGGCATAGCAGGCACCCGGCTTTGACGCTGGCCACCGCGTCGAATTCTTCGCCCAAACGGCTGATCAGGTTGGCGTCTGATTCGTTGGCCTGGTCGAGCTGCAGGATGGGCAAGCCGTCGAGCGCGCCGGCGATGGTGGCGGTGAGGCCGTTGCCGATGGCGATATCGCCTAGGACGTCGCCGAGGGTGGTGTTGCTCCAGCTGCGTTCGCGTTTGGTTTTGAGGCCCTTGCGCAGGTCTGCCGATCTGGCGCGGATGCTGAGCACGTCGGGCGCGCCGCTGTGTTCGGTTTCGTCGACGGTGTAGGTGCCTTTGTCCACTAGGCCCGTGTCGCTCCAGCCCAGCCATAAGCGCAGTACTGCGCCCTTGGGCGGGATCGATAGCAGACCGTCGTGGTCACTGAGGGTAATGCTGAGCTGATCGGCCTCGACGCCGCGGTTGTCGGTGAGCTCAAGGCTCATCAGCCGCGGGCTGATCAGTTGGGCAATGTCCAGGCCGTCCACGGTGAGCCGGAAGGCGGGCACCGGATAGGCGGCATCGCGGACGTAGCGCTCTGCGGTGTTGCGCAGGTAACCGGTGACCTTGGATATGACAGATTCAATCACAGCAGACCTCGCAGAATGTTGATGCCAACGCTGGTGCCGGCGCCGAGCAGGTCGATACGATCGTCATCGGTGCGATTCAGGCTCAGCGTGAATTCAATGCGACGTGGGGTGCCGTCTTTGAAAAAAATGGTCTTGGTCTCGCTCAGGCTTTCGATCACCCACAGGCCGTAAATCCGCCCAGTGCCCTCGACCATAGGCCATGCCTTACCGGTGTTTGCCATCAGGCGTATCGCGTCGAGGCTCAGCGCGCTGCCAGCCAACTCGGGGAGAATGATGCCGGGGAGGGTGATGGTGTCTTCTCCTCGACCCACGAATTGCCGAGCAGGCGCAGCGCCGATGCGACTGTTGCTGGCGTGGCGCCAATTGGTCTGGCGTTGCAGTTCCTGGTAGGCGGCAGTGCTGAGGCTGAACACGAACATGCCGAGGGCCATCATCATGGTGGTTATTCCAGGTCCGAGAGTTTGCTGCGCTGACGCGCCTTCTTTTCGTTTTCAATGCGGGTCATCATCGAGCGCACGCTCTTTTCCAGGCTTTGCATGTCAGTGCCAGGCCCTGCAGTGATGGTGATTTGGTAGGTGTCGTGGCTGTCGTAAACGGCGGCTGCGGACGAGCTGCTGATTGGCGGTGTGTTATCCACTGCAAACGCCGGCATCTCGGTCGCGCCCAAGGCCAGGGCGCCGGCGGCGGTCAGCTGTTTACTCATGCTGGTCAGGGCGCCCAGCGGGCCTTTCTGTCCACCTTCCAGGCCTTGGGTGAGCCCGGCCATAGTGAATCCACCCAGCTCAGCGAAGACCCGTGACGGGCTGTGGATGCCTAGTTTTTCCTTGAACCAACCAATGCTGCTGTCTCCGATTGAGCTGATGGCGTCTTTCACGGCTCCCAGGCCAGCAGTCAGACCGTTGACCAGGCCGTTGACGATCATGCCGCCGAACTCAGTGAAGCGGCCGGGTAGTTCGATGCCCAGATAACCCAGCACACCAGCAAAGGCCTGGTAAACCAGGCCGAGCGGGCTGAAGTTGACCAGCGTGGTAATGATGCCGCCGATGCCGCCGTCGAACCCGGCTTTGATTTCCGTCCATGCGTTGGCGAAGTAGTTTTTCACCGCGTCCCAATTCTTGTAGATCAGGTAGGCACCACCGGCCAGGGCTGCGACGACTGCGGCGATGATCAGAACTATTGGGTTCGCTGCCAGGCCCCACAGTGCGATGCCTACTGTGCGTAAGGCAGTGACCAGAGCACCGCCCATTGTCATGGCGAGCATCCGGACGCCCTGCGCAAACATGGGGAACACGTTGCGGGCCAAGCCTGTCAGTGTAGGCATTAACCGGCCCAGCATGCTGGTGATACCGCCACCCTGCAGGCCGAACATAGTCATGCCATAACGCAGCACCGCGAACGGTCCCAGCATGCTTGCCATGGTCAACGCCAAGCCACCGAAAACGAACGCCAACCCAGCGATCGCCGCCACAACTTTCACCAGGCCGCCGGCCAGTTTAGGGTTTTCTCTGGCCCAGGCGCCGACGCTGTTGGCGATCTCACCCAAGGTGTTGATCAGATCTTTGAGGTCCGGCGCGACGGCCGCACCGAATTCCGCCATGGCATTGGTAAAACTGCCCTCGGCGGCCTCCATGACGTTGGACAGGGTGTTGAGTTGCTCGTTTACGCGAGTGCGCAAATCAGCCTGGCTTTGCAGCTTCTGCTGCACCTCCTGATACCCCGCCAGCCCCTTGTTCATCATGGTGTTCAAGGTGGTCAGTGTTTCCGCGTCATCCCCAAACAGCTTCTTGATGATGGCATTGCGGTCGACGTCGTTGAAGGCCTTTAGCTTTTCCACCTGTGCATAGAGGTTCTCCAGGCCAGCAAAATTACCTTTGTCGTCGGTGAATTTGAACGACACGCCGGTCTTCCCGCCGGCGGCGATTTTGTTGGCGCTGTTGACGTGGTCTTCGTCCAGGCCCGCCTGAAAGATTTTGCGGAAGGCGTTGCCGGCGGAACCACCCTCCATACCGGCCTGGTCCATCATGATCAACAGCGGTGCCAGTTGCTTCGCGGCGTCGATCCCTGACTTCTTAATCACGTCCATCACCGGCGCGATTTTGCTGAAGCCCTGGAGCATGTTGCCGGGGTCCACACCAGCGTAGAAGCCGCGCTGGATGGTATCCATCAGGCCCATCATGTCCTTTTCAGTGGTACGCGTGGCGTCCTGCATTTTGGCGGCAAACTCTGCAGCCTCTGTGGCTTCCATCTTCAACTGGACGCCAAGATATGCGGCAGCCTCACCGGTGCCACCGAGAATGCTCTGTGCGCTCAGGCCCTGGCGCCGGAGCATCGTCATCATGTTCTGGAAGTCGGCCGTGGTGCCTGGCAGACGGTCGCCGAGCTTGGTGGCCAGGTCGGTGATCTTCTGGAAGTCCTCCGACACCTTGCCGGTGTCGCTCATCATCGACACCTTGAGCTGAGTGGCGGAATCTTCATTCGGCGCAAAGGCCTTCACTGCGGCGGCAACGGGGCGGCTCGCTGCGTAACCAACGCCCAAACCGGCGGCGCCGTTCACTGCAAGGTTGCCGGCGGCGCGCTGAGATTTTTCCAACTGGCTGCGGGCCAGCGCTGCACGCTTGTGCTGCGCACTCAGCTCAGCCATACGCTTGCCTTGCGTACTGATGCTGTCGTTGGTGGCGTTGATTTGCTCGCGCAGCTGGCGTTCGTGGGTGCCAAGGTTCTTGGTGCTGATCCCTGCGTCGTAGAGCTTCGAGCGCAGGCTTTGCAACTGTTCGCTTTGTTGTTGGTGCTGCTGCTTGAGCCGCGTTGCCTCGCGCACCGCCGACTGGAAGCTTCGGGTCATTGCCCTGGTCGGGGCATCGGTCGCGGCGAGTTCCTGACTCAGGGATTTGACTCGATCGCGTGCAGCTGTGAGCGCAGTACCGGTTTGCTCGGCAGCCGCACGCTGAGCCCGCCAGGCGCTGACGTCTTTCTGTTGGGAGGTGAGTTCTTTCAGGCGGTCGCGAGCGTCCTTGAGGGCGCGTGCAGTCTGGATGCCCCCTTCGCTGATGTGCTTCAGCGGGCGGGTGGCCTTGTCGATGGTACTGAGCAGCACCTGAAGTTTCAGATCATTTGCCATCGGTGGAGCTCCGCACCCTGGCGCGCTCGCGCCAGTCCATCAGTTCCTTCAGGCCCAACTGATCCATGTCAGCCGGCGCCCAGTGAAAAACCACGGCCAGATCGGCCATGGCTTCCTCTACGCAACGAGGGATGCGTCCGTCTTCATCGATTTCTGTAGCAAAAAACCAGACACCTTGGTGCCGAGCGCAAACAGATCGGCCGGGTCCATCGACGTGACTTCAACGGCGGTGAGGGTCGGAGTGCTGATGCGTGGCACCACCTTGACCAAGCTGTTGACGTCCATGTTCAGCAGCTCTGCCAGGCTCACGCCGCGCAACTCGCCCGAGTTGGGTTTGCGCAGGGTGATGCTGTCGATGCTGGTGGTGCCACGGCGGATCGGCGTGTCGAGGACAACGGTGTTGTCGTCGGCCAGTGGTTTGACGTCGGATTGTTCGGTGGCTTCGTCTTTCATGGGTAGAGCTCCTGGCTATTGCGGATTGGTTTAGCGATCAAGGACGGCTATCAAAGGCCGATGGCGCTGCGCTGTTTCTCCAGCATGTCGACGCCGCCGACCTTCTCGATAAAGTTGAGCAGGTCGATTTCGATGATGTCTTCGTTGTCGACGGTGAGCTTGTAGTAGCTGCAGGTGGTGGTGATGGAGTGCTCGGTGTCTTCACCAGGCGTGGCGTCGCCCATTTCCATGGTTTCGTGACGGCCGCGAACCGTGACCTCTACGGCACTGATTTCGCCGGTGTCGTCCTGCTGGAATGCGCCGGCAAAGCGCAGGGCAATACCAGCCGCGTTAACCGCACCGAACTGCTTGAGCACGATCAGGTCCAGCCCACCCAGCTTCCATTCCATCTGGATACCGTCATCGGACATGCCCAGGTCAGACTTGACCGGGCCATTCATGCCGGCGCCGCGCCAGGCTTCCATCTTGCGGCCAAGGGCGGGCAGGGTGACGGTTTTGACTTTGCCCCTGTAGCTGTTGCCGTCGTTGAACAGCATCATGTTTTTCAGTTTGTGTGGCATGGCCATGGCGGTGTTCTCCGGGGTTATGGCACGGGGTTCCCCTCGCGGGGAGGCCCGGTTTTAAGCAGCGATTGCGGCGGCGAACTGCATCAGGTAACGGTCGGTGATGCGCTGACGGAAGGTGAGGTCTTCCAGTGGCGGCACGGGGGTGTAGTCGAAGTCGAGGGTCAGCTTGCCGGCCTTGAGGGTGTCTTTGTCATTGATGTCCTCTGGGTACCAGCAGCTCCCGCCGATCAGGTAGCCCTGGGCGATCAGCTCGCGGAACTTGGCGTTGACCCCGCCGATAATGTCTTTGACCAGGGACGCATGCATGGGCAAGTCCATGGCCCACATGTGCGCCTCGGCCATGGTGTCGGCGATGATCTGCGCGGTGCGGGTGTAGTTCTCGAACGCGAACAGCGGGTCGATGCTGCAGGTGCGGCTACCCCAGAAGCGGAAGCCGCCCTCATTGATCAGGGTGGTGACCTCGTTGCTGTTGAGGTAGTTGGCGTCGGTGGCCGGGTTTTGTAGATCCCAGAACACATCGGCGCTGATGCCGGTCACGCCGTTGACCGGGACGTTGGAGAGCGTTTTGTGCCAGCCGGTTTCCTGATCGATCTTCGCCCGCAGGCCCAGGGCGCGAGCCACAGCCGACGCGGTGACGGTCTTATTGGTGACGGTGTCCCAGTTTTGAAACTCTGGCCAGATCACCATGACTTCGCGGGCGCCGAAGTTTTCGCGGTAGGCGACCACCTCTTCCTTGGTTTTGCATTCCCACGCGCTGACGTAAGCGAAAGCGCGCAGCTGCTGAGCGATCGATACCAGGGCAGTGGCCACCGGCTGGCTGTCCAGACCTGGCACGCCGAGAATACGCGGCGTCATGCCTACACGAGCCTTGGCGGCAAGCAGGGCTTTCATACCGGTGTATTTGCCGTCGGCAGTGGTGGTGCCGATCAGGGCGCTGGTGGTGGCGGCCTGGTCTGCGCCTTCCTTGACCCGCACCACAATGGTGTAGGGCTTCGTCTGGTCCGCGATGGCTTGCAGGCTGGTCGCCAGGGTGCCTTTGACGCCGGCTTTGGCGATGGCGCTTTGCACGTTGGTCAGCAGAACGGGAGTGTCCAGCGGAAACGCCAGTGGATCTGCATCTTCAGCCGTACAAACCAGGCCGATGACTGCGGTTGCGATAGTGCGAATGGGGCGGGTGCCGTCGTTGAGTTCGAGAACCCGCACGCCGTGGAGATAGTCTGAACCGGCCATGGGTGGTTGCCTGCGCTGTGATGGAATGACAGTGCACAGGCTGCCGCGCGCGCGCCGGTTGGGCGAGCGCGGCGGGTTGTAAGTGGGCTGTGTACAGGTGCGCGCTGATTACCCGAGATGGTCGGCAAGCCAAACCGGTTCTTCCGGTCTGTGTTCAACTGCCGGGAAGTGCTCTGATTCAGGCCAGTCGCGCAGATCCTGCCGGTAGCCCTGCAACTGCTGGTACTGCTCGGCGGTTAGGGTGGTAGGTCGCTGGGCCTCCACCTCGTCACGGTGTCGCGAAATCAAAGGGTCGGTGAGCAGTAACGCCCTGTCCCGAATTGTGCGCTCGCGGCTTTTCAGCTCTTCCACCGTAGGCCCAGGTGCTGGGGCAGTACTCGGACGCCCATTATCGCCAGGCGCAAGGACCGAACCACCCAGCGAAAGCATGCGGAATATCTCGTCGTGTTCGTCCTGGGTAACGTCGACAAGTTCAGACTCTGGCGGCAGCAAACATTCAGGGTTGGGCACGGTAATCAGCGGCTGTTTAGCGCTGGTATCTGGCATTTCTACCGTTGGCGCTACTGCATCTGAATCCGGCACCAAGATGGTTTGAGGCGTTTCGGCATCACCTTCAGACCATGCCGGGTTAGGTACTTCGACATTTGGCGCAATCCATTTCGGATCTGCAACAGGAACGCTTGGCCGTACCCATTCCGGATCGGGCACTTGAATAGTCCGAGTACCGTGGAACACCTCGTTGAAGAACGAGTTATCTTTTGCGCTGTAGAAAAGTTTCATTATTAATAACCCCGTGCCTCGATTACCAACACTAGTCCTGCTTGAGCTGCATTAGTCCATTCCTCTAATCGTACCGTGCAGCCGGAAATGGTTCCGCCAGAATACGACGCCTGTGTGACGCACGGTGTTGTGCCGTTTGGCATTTTAAAAGTGAACTTGGCGTTTAAGAATTGAGTAGGGAACTGGAATGGCCAACTGACATTGATTGTTGCTGTTCCAGGAACATCGCCCTGAGAATATTCAAACCATTGAACAATCTCGCCAGTGTCCGCGTCTTTCCTCCAACCACTCGGAGCAAGAAGGGCCGTGTTTTTTGGGCGATTGCCGGAGTCCCACGGGGTGTTTCCGGCAAATGTAGGCCTTACCGGTAGAGACACTTGGCCGGTGTTACGGTCAACAAGAATGGATATTAAGTTACCGCCAGCCTGTGGCATAGAAACAAACGACCAGCCGTTTGCATCATGGTTAGTTCTGTACTGAATATTGCTGAAGTCTGAACTCCAGAAAGTAACGCCCTGCAATTGAGGGACTAAAATACTACCGCGCGCATATAGAGCGGCCGTAAAGTCTCCATTGGCTAGTGGCCTGCCATCTGTAATGCCATAACCGGCTAAAGTTGTTGCGTTGTTAGCCTTATTGCCTAGAAGTGTGTCGACCTCTGTTTTTCTGTACGCATCGCTGATTTGATACCCAGCAAGCGTAGTCGGATTCGTGCCAGCGATAACGCGACCGAGTTTATCCACGGTCAGGCTACGGTAGGTGCCAGCGACGATACCCGTGCGGCCCGCGACCACTTTAAAGGTCAATGCAGTGGTGCCCAGCACAATCGGCGCGTCCGTCACCAGCTGCCAGACGCTGTCGCCGTTGGCCGTGCCCTTCTCAACAGTGACGAACAGCCCAGGTGTCACCTCGACACTGGCGTCTGCATCCTGGGCGCGTTTCCACGCACCGGCAGCCGGTACAACGTAGATGCCGTTGTCTTTCGCTTGGGCCTGGTCCTTCACCAGCACGCGCGCATCTGCCGCAAGCAACACACCGTCGACGGTTTGAATTCCGCTCAGGATGATGTTGGCTGTGGTTGCCACCAACACCGAGTGCTTGAAGTCGATCCGTGCCATGACTTCAGTCACCGCCAGGTCCACATACTCGCGCGTCGCCAGTACCACGCTCGGATCGATCTTCAACTCAATGTTCGCCGTGTTGCTGACGATCAGGTTGATTCGAATCACTTGCGTGCGGCCCGATCCTTGGGCGAGCAACGGCTTGAACGTCGGTGCACAGTTGGCGACGGCGACCATGTCGCCGTCTGCGTCGTACAGGGCAAGCTCACGTACCCACCATCCGCCGACGGTGTCGGGAATGACTTGCTCGGCGATGATTACGCTGGCGTTAGATGGGTCAATCTTCACCTGATTCAGCGGAGCGCGGCGACGCTCGTTGATCAGCTTGGTTTGCGAGCCGTTGGGAATAGGATCGGTACCGTTGGCATCACCCACTGCCATCTGGGCAAAGGTCCACGTCGTACCGAGGGCAGTAGCGTTGGCCTGCTTGGCTCTGCCGACGTCGGTGAGAATCGCGAAAAACTGGCTATTTTGGTCGGTCATGAGTAGATGTCCATCGTGTCGATATGATGTTCGCGGCCACCGATGCTGATCACACCGCTGACGTCAATGTCGCGCTGTGTTGGTGGGTAAACGCTGAGTTCGTCGCCTTCGTACACGCAGGCACCGATAAACACCGTGCCGGTGCTTTCCAGGCTGATGGCCAGGCCGGTCAATGGGCGAGTGAGCGGCTTGGCGTCATCGATCAGCCAGGTCAGCTCTTGGTACATTTCTTCGGTGATACCGGTATCCAGCACGCCGACCTTCAAGGCAAAGGTGCCGGGCACGCCCTCCGGTACGGTCTGCCACCATTCCACCACCTCAATCAGGTAGCCCAACGGCTCGACCACACGACGCAGGGCACCGATGGTGCCTTTGTGCGCGTGGATATAGCGGGATGAACGGATGGCCGCGCGCTTGGTGGCTTCGGTCCAGTTGCTGTCCCAGCGGTCGACGGAAAAAGCCCAGGCCAGATAGGGCAATGCCACCGCTGGGCATGTGTTCGGGTTGCACAGATCCCGCAGTGGGATTGGTACACGTTGAATGTCCGCAAGCGCCTGCGCTGCCTGGATCTCCAGTGACGTGGAGTTTCGCGGCACCAGCTGCTGCGCGCCCATTACTCGGCGCCCCGCGTTATGGTGACGGCAGTGCAGTACGGCGCCTGGGCTTTGGTGGCGACAATATCCACCCAATTTTCCAGCTCAACCTTGCGCACACCCTCAACGAACAACGCGGCGTGCAATGCTGACTCCGACACTTCCATTGCTAAGCGTCTACGTTGGTGGACGTATTTCAGCAGACGCTGTTCCGCTGCGGCAAGGATGGGCTCTGACTCGGGGCCGCTGGTCAGCAGATAAAGCTTCGCTTTCACCACGTAACGGATGATCTCGGCCCCTTGAACAGTCAGGCGATCAGCAACGGGCCGGCGATCATCGTCGCTCAAGTGCTTTTTGACGGCAGCGACCAGATCCGCCGAAGCGGTACCGTCGCCAAGCAGGGACTGCACGGTTACCACCGCGACGGCGGGCGATGGGCTTTCTGCTGTCGCATCGGCAACACGGCCATCGGCACCACGGGCGTGGAAAATGTAACTTTGGCGCGGGCCTGCGGTGCTCAACCCCTCCCACGCCATCTGCGCCCGTTCGCGCACGCTGTCGTCGCTTTCCATAATCCGCGCGACTGGCGGCACCGCCATTGGCTTGGCTTCCTGCACTACCAAGCGCTTGACGTTGAAGTTACCTGCCAGTTGGTCCAGATCGGGGCCTTTGGCAAAGGCCAACAGGTTCGCCATGGACGCCTCATTCACTCGCTGACGCCAGATGGTTTCGCGGTAGGCGTTCTCCTGCAGTAGCTTGGCCAGGGGCTCCGACTCCAGTTCGAGGCGGGCGGCAATCTGCGCCTGTTCCTCGATCGGCCACAGGCTGACCATGTAGGCCTTACGCTCGGCAAGGATCAATTCGAAGTCGATCTGCTCGACGATCTGTGGCGCTGGTAGCTGGCTGAGGTCGATCGCAGCAAATGAATTCATACGCCGCCACCCATTTGCAGAGGCACGCTCAAGCTCAGCGGCTCATTGTTGTCGACCACGGAGCCTTCCAGTTCCAGTACCGATTGCCCCTGTAGGCTGACGCCAAAGAACTGCACACGGCTGAGGCTGATACGGGGTTCCCAGCGCATCAGCGCCATGACAGTGCCCGCGTATACGCGCAGTCGCGTGGCATCGTTAAAAGGATGATCCACCAGTTCGGGGAGGAGACTGCCGTATTCGCGGCGCATCACTCGGGTACCGATGCGCGTGGTGAGAATGTCCGTGATGCTCTGGCCGATGTGGTCCAGATCGCTGATGGTTGCGCCGGTTTCTCGGTTCATTCTGGTTTCCCCGTCTTCGCGCCGCCCACCAGCACGCCGCCGTGCAGGTGCTTGACCAAGCTGATGGTGGCCGCCACCACGTCTTCCGAGACGGTCACCAGGCCGACCACGTTCTGGTTGCCGGTTTGGTTGTAATCGCCCTGGTGATTGATGGCGCCGATGATGTTGATGCCGCCCTTGCTGACCAGGCTGGTAGTGCCGCTTTCGGGCAGGGTGGCGTTCAGGTGATGGGCGACGCTGTCGTACTCGATCACCGCGCCGTCGGCGTAGGTGCGACGGTGCAGGCCTGGTCGGTTGCCGTTGGCGGGGATGTGGTCGCTGAACAGGCCGGTGACGACGATGCCGTTTGCGAGCTGGCCGGATGGACTGAACAGGATCACCTGTTCGCCTTCGGTGGGCGGATCCCATTCCTGGTCGGCTCCGGCGCGCAGGGCGAGCCACGGCAGCCAGGCGGTAGTCAGCGTTCCGGTTCTTACCTGCACGCGAGGGGGCTCCATCTGCACATCGGCGATGACGCCGAAGCGGATGAGGTTTTCGAGCATGCGGGAGAGGGCGGCGAAGTCGTTCATGGCGCCGATGTTGGGGCCGCGCGCGTGAGGGTGCAGCTTCTTCACCTTGTAGATAGCAAGTTTACAGTCCGGTAGAGTGAGGAATGTGAGGCCGGTAAAATTTCTTTTACTACTGGTTGTTTTTATCAAAGGAATGCTCATGAAATATATATCCCCATCAGTAAAAGAAACAGCATTTAACTGTCCGTATTGTGGCGCGCTGGCAAAACAGTTTTGGTCCGTACTTTGTGTCGAGCCTCTTGATGAGGACGCGCCTCTACCGAGAGTTATTACTCAAGAAGACAAGGATGGAATGCACTTTGAAGATATTCAAAATCCGGTTGAGCGAAAAAGCTTCGAAAGTTTGATTGATCGGATGATTGCTGGTTCGCCATTTATTGAAAATCTTGAAAAGAATATTTTTTTGAGAAGGCGTTTGAGGAACTGCGCTACGGCCCAGTGTTTTAATTGTGACAAGGTTTCTATATGGATACGGGAAAAACTTATTTATCCAGTGGTGAGTAACGTGCTTCCCGCAAACGTTGACATGCCAGATGACGTTAGGCGCGATTATGAAGAGGCGGGTACAATATTAAACCTTTCTCCGCGCGGAGCTGCCGCATTGTTGAGGTTGGCGATTCAAAAGCTTTGTAAAGAGTTGGGTCAGCCAGGTGAAAATATCAATGCTGACATTAAAGCCCTTGTTGCAGCAGGATTGGATAAACGAGTGCAGCAGGCTCTGGATGCTGTTCGCGTAATTGGTAACTCAGCCGTCCATCCCGGAAAAATCGACATAAGGGATGATCGGGCAACTGCTGAGTCATTATTTAAACTCTTGAATTTGATTGTTGATAAAACAATTTCCGAACCCAAACACGTTCAAGAAGTATACGATTCTTTGCCGGGCAATTTGCTTGAGGCGATTACTAAGCGTGATGCTACTAAGTGAATTATCTTGTGAGATTATTCAATAATTCATCGCGGATCGAATCTAGGTCCGCCTCGGTGAGTCCCAGCAGCTCTCTTTGTTCGTATCGCACATCGGGAGCACCGCGCTCTGCACGATCTTTCAACCCGAATTGGTGAACCCTGGCAATCCGGGCGATACGCCCGGTGAAGCCAACCGTCACGGCATTGCTATCGCCCCGTACTTTTAGGTACGGCGCAGTCCGCAGCTTCTTAAACATCGCCAGCTTCCGCTTAACTCTCCCTTGCTTCCCCCGAAGGTTCCTCTGCTTACGCGGTGCAAACTTGCTCCCGTCCGGATTTTCCTGAGCCATCACGCGCTTCTGCTGATTGCGGCGCAGCTCCTGTCCAATGGTCCTGGCGAGTTTGCTGCGCTCACCTGGCTCCAGCCGATCCAACAGCACCGCCGCCCAGGTCTCCAGCGCTTCCAGATTACTCGCCATCAGGCACTCTCCACTCACTGGTGTTGCCCTGGATCCCAGGCTTCCAGTTCGGATCGAGGTATCCCGCCACATATTGCGGTTCGTTCGGATGCTTCACGGTGGTGTTGCCCTGGTCATCGTTGCCAACGACCACGCGCTCTGTCAGCGCCAGGGTAATGCTGAGGTCCACTTTGTCCTTGTCGAGGATGTCCACTTCGAACTGAATGCCGTTTTTTACCTTGTCGAGGTTCTCCAGCAACTCGGACTGGTTAACGCTCAGCCAGCCCAGGATTGGCAGAAACACGCTGTCAGGGTGTCCGGCGAACTCGGTGAGGATGATCTGCAGGTCAAAGCTGTACTCAAACGACAGGGTGTGTGCGGCGGTGCAACGGACCTTGCCGTTGTCGATGAATATCAACAGGCGGTCGGGGTCGTGCTTAAAATCGGCGACGGTGGCCAAGAGGTGAGCGCGCAGGCTTTCGGGCTTGTTCATGGGTTGGCCTGCTGGTGTTTGTAGACCATGTCGACCTGCGCCGCGCAGTCAGCCCAGGCGGCTTCGGCACGGTCTTCGTCGATCAATAGATCACCGTTGTTGAGCGGGCTGGTCGCCGGCAGGTGACACGGCACTACGGCCGGACAGCCAGTCACGATAAGAGGCGGCGCCGGTGATGGCGGGGCGCTCGCGCAGCCGGCGAGCAGCATCAGGCAAAGGCTGATCAGCCCATTTGCGCAGTTCGTCGTTTTCACGTTTCAGTTCCTCTATGGTTCGCTCGCGCTTTGCCAGGCTTTGGCGCAACTGATTCTGCTGGGCACGCAGGTTGCTCTGTGCGTCGCGTTCCTTTTTCAGGGTGTCGGTGAGGGTGTTGACGGTTTTCAGGTTGCGGTCGGCATCGTCGCGTGCAGTCTTTGCGGCATCTTGTGCCCGCTCGGTTTTACCTTCAGCGACGCCGATGCGTGTTTCCTGGGCCCAGATCAGCAGGCCTAGGGCACTGAGCAGGGCGATGCCGTACAGGGCCTGGCGCAAGATGCTCACGCGCGGTACCAGCCGAGTTTGTTCATGTCGGCGACATCGAGCTGTTTGATCGGGCCGCGCACGATTACAGCCCGTGCGCCGTTCATGATCTGGATGGCTTCGCCCAACAATTCCATATCGCTTTGTTCGGTCGACTCCGGTACCACCAGCAGATCGCCATCCTTCACTCGTAGCTTTTTCAAGGCTTCGAAGTCGATCATGCCGCCACCCCTTTGCCGCACTCGCAGGCGGCGTGCCGCTCATAGGCGCGCTGGAGCTTCGTGTCGTAGAGATTTCGAAGGTAGTCCGGTCCGTTGTAGAGCCGCGCGAACTCGGCCCATTTGCGGCCCTTCAGAGCCTTGTGCAGCACCGGGTCGGTTTCGATGAAGCGGGTGAAGGCGTTGAACTGCTGGGATTCGCCGGCACTCATCGCCGCCACAAAGTCCTGCGCGCTGGCATAGCCGAGGCGCTTCCAGTGAAAGCCCATGATCTGGAAGGCGCCCCAGGAAGCTGACTCCAGGGCGGCGGTGTCATCGATCAGGCGGGCCATGGCCAGGCGCTGGTGTTCGGAGGTGCCGCCGATGTATCCACCGGGTTTCGGATTGACCAGGGCAGGGTTGGCGGTGGCGAGCTGGTCAGCGTGACGCTTGAGGTCCGCCGGGTCATCGCCTGGGTGGCGAACCATGGCGAGCTGGCGGTACATGATGTGCCGTTCGAACAGGATCACCGGCTTGCCGTTGTCGAGAAAGCCTTTGCCCTTGGACTCCACCTCATTAACCGCATAGATGCTCGCCAACGGGACGTCGAGATGTTCGGCAGCGACCACCAGATCATTGTTGCGCAGCAGTTGGGCGCAGTCGCCGCCGGCAAGACTGGTTTGCGTTTTGGTACCGGCGACACCATCGGCGACCAGATCGGCTTTCACCTGATACGCGCGCACGGCGGATTCAGTGGCATCGCCGTAGTGTCCGTCCGGTACCAACTTGGCGCCGTGCTTGATGAGGCTTTTTTGCAGCATCAGAACCGCTTGCGAGCGGTCGCCGTGGCGGAGAGTGGTCATAGCTGCTCTACCTTACGGTTGAAAAACTTCTTGGCCGCTGCGCGCGTACCTTCGACGCCCAGCAGTCCGATAACCCCGCCGAAGAACGGCGCAGTGGATGTCGGGATGCCGAGCAGCGCCAGCCCGTGGCTAGCGGCCAAGGCCAGGGTGCCGCACAGCGGGGCTTCGACCAGCATGCGGCGCAGTGTGCCGCCGCCGTACATGATCCGTAGGGCGGCGATGATCAAGGCAAGGACTCCGGCGTAAAGAGTCGGCCAGTTTTGTTCGAGCCAGGCGGCGAGCCAGGCCCAGGTGTCGGGACGATCAGGCATGCGCTTCATTCCGTTGTCCAGGGTTGGTGGGTTCAAGGGCTTGGTGCCGCAGTGTCAGTCCCATAGCTGCACCATCTGCCGCTGGGGCACGCTGGTTTGGGCTTCGGGCATGTTGACGACAAGGCCTTGCGGCAGGATCGGGCCGTGATCGGCCAGGCCGGGGTTGGTATCAAGTACTGCCTCGGTGACGCCAGCGGTACGGCCGTAGAATCGCCAGCAGAGAGCGTCGACGGTGTCGTTTTGATTGGTGCGAATGGCGACGGTCATCAGATCAGTTCCACGGTGGTGCGGGTGCGGCCAAGGAAGTCGCGCACAGCCCAGCGCAGGTCGCGGCGGTAATCGTCGATGTTTGGGGTGAGCGCGTCAGCTTTGTCGCTGCCCGTGTTGGTGGCGCTGTAGTCGCGGTAGCGCTCGCAGACTTCGGCGCCGGTGCCGGCCTCGATCGCGCGGCGATAGAGGTGGACCTTTACCGACACGTCCTTAATGCGATCACCCGGCACTTCGGCCAGGGTGGCGTAGCCAGCGGCTTGTTGCGCAGCTCGCCATTCACTCAGTTCGTTGTTGAGGTTGATTGCGGCGGCGATCACGGCGGTTTCCAGGCGGGCCGGGGTGACGCTGGCGTCGATGCGCAGCGTGGCGCGCAGGCCGTCGAGGTCGATCGACGGCCAGAATAGGTCGGTGTTTATATGGCCGCTGTCGACGGTGCCGCTGGCTACAAATGCGCTCATGACTGCACTCGAAAATAGGTCGCCGGTGGTCGGGGCTTCACGTTCAGGAGGAGCGGCCTGGCCGATCCGCCCCGAGCCGGCGGGGTGCGTGGGGACGCTCGGTTAACTGCCAGTGGCAGCGTGTTTTTTTAGGAGGCGCTCAGCGCCGTCCAAATCCTTCTTGCCGCCGCAACCGTCGTGCAGCTCGATCGCCCGTTTCAGCAGGTCGATACCGGCCTGAATCTGTCCGGGCTGGCCTGGCTCTTCGGCGGTGATGCCATCCAATGTCGCGCGGCCGGTTGCCAGGTACAGCTTGGCGCGGGCCTGGTCGGGCATGTCTTCGGCGTCGGTCAGTTCGACGGTGCGGTGCAAGATGCTCAGGTCGAAACTGCCGTTGGCCTTTTGCGCTTTCAGCGCGGCGGTGGCGATTTCTTCCGCCACCAGGCAACCGGTGGTGCGTTCGAATCGGTCCGGCATGATCAGCTTGTGCTTGAGCACGTAGTCGGCGATGTCCAGGGCACCGCTGTAGTCCTCGACGTCAACGCGCCAGACCATGACGGTGGTCATGACGTCGTCCTGAGCACCGTTGCCTGCTGCAAGTACTCCCTCGACATATGGGATGTACTCGGGCAACAACTGTGCCTTGAGTGCAGCCTTGCCCTCGTTGGACTGGATGGCTTTCAGGCGCAACCGGTCTTGCAGCAGCTGATTCAACTGGTGCTCGTACGCTGTTGCACCGGCCATAGATTGCTGTGGTGCCGTTTTCGCTGCCTCCATGGCCGCGCGTGCGCGGCGTTGGTGGGCTTGGGCGATGCTGAGTCCCATGGGATTAACCCTCGCTGCTTGCGTCTTCAACCGGCTTGATGTTTTCCAGCAGGCAGCCCAGGCCGTATTCCTCGACCACATAAGCCTCGTTCGACGATTCGAAGTTGCTGACGCGGTTCCACTCCGGCTCTTCCTTGAGGTAGCGGCGGCGACCGCCGATCTGCCAGTACACCGACAGGTTGGCGAAGGTGGTGATGAGGATCGTGCCTTCGGGGATGTACGGCACCTCGTACAGCGGCAAACCACCGACGCGGCGTTGCGAGATGATCAGGTCGCTCGCCAGGGTGTTGGTCGCGTCCTGGTCTTTGTTGACCAGGGCCAGGAACTTGTCGTGGACCAGCTCGCGGCCGGTCAGCACCACCAAGCCAGGGTTGCGACGGTACCAAGGGTCGAGCAACTGGATGGCGTCGTAGACAAGTGCGTCGATGTTCTTGAAGTCGCCGGTTTTGCCAATGGTGATCTTGCCGGCGGCGGCGCCTTCCTTCAGCACGCGGTCGGGGGCGTGAGTGCGGTACTGCTGGAGCCAGCCGATGTTGACGTCTTCCAGCAGCGGGTGCGCGGTGCGGTCGGTCTGCTCGGCAGCCGAGGTGCCGTAGAAACCGATCTGGATACGGTCGAGCGCTTGACGTTGGGCAATGGCGCTGGACAGGCGGGTTTGGAAGTCCGGGAACTTGGCCCAGGCGTCGAGCTGTTTGTAGCTGACGAAAGTGTCGAAATCGGTTTGTTCGGCCTTGTACTTGTCGCTCGACAGAGCGCCAATGCTGCGCGGCTCACGCTTTTTGACGTTGGTGTTGGTGCGGCTGGCAACAGTACCACCTACGCCCAGGCCAACCTTTTCGCCTTCCTGTTCATCGACACCGATGATGTTGATCTTGGTCAGGAACTCGCTCGACTCCTGAATCTTGGTTTCCAGGCGCTGCTGGATCGTCGGGTCAACGCTGAAGGTCGCAGTAGCCGACTCAACGCCGTTGAGCACTGCGACTTGGCCGAGGTAGCCGGTGAAAAGTTTTCGAGTGTCGTTACGCATGGGTGTCTCCGATAGTGGGCTGGGCGGTGTAGGCCGCAGGTCAGAACTCAGCCAGGGCTTGTTTGCCGCCGCCGGTTACCGGTGGGCGCTGGGTTTGGGAGTGGTCTTGTGTTTTGCCGAGGGTGGTTTTCAGCTCGACCAGGTCTTTGCTGAGCTGCTCAACCTTGGTGTTCAGTTCGCCGGAGAATTTCTTCTCAGCGGCCAACTGATCCGGCAGGTCTTTGACGTGATCGGCAATCGCTTCGACTGCCTGGCCGATTTGGGCAAACTCGGCGTCGTCCTTCGCCTGTTTGCCGCCGAGCAGTGCCTGCACTTTGCTGAAGAGTTGTGCGCCGAGGCTGGGCTTGTCTTCGATTTCTTCAAACTGCAGCTCGGTTTCTACTGCCTCGGTGAACATCGATGTCGCGGAGTAATGACGGTCTTTGAATGGGCTGGATTCTGGCTTCTGCGCGGAGAAAGACAGTACATCGGTGCCCAGGCTGGCCGGGGAGTCGGTCACCGCAAGGCCGACGATGTAGGCCTCGCCGGTGTCCGAGAAGCTGTCGTCGATTTCGATCGAGGTGTAAATCTTCTGCTTGGCCTTGTTCATGGCGATCAGATCGGGCGTCGGCTCGACCTGGGCGAACAGGGCCAGCTTCTTCTGGCCGTTGATTTCCACTTCTTCGGTCTTGACCGCGAGCACGTCACCGTAGGCCTTGAAAGGGCTGTCGGGCAGCAGGCTGCGGAAGTGCTCCAGCCAGATGCGGGCGCCATAGGTGGACGGGTTGAAGTTTTTCGCCGCCTGTTCCAGCCAGCTGCGTTTGATGGTGCGCTTGTCAGAGGTAGCGCCCTCGACGGCGACGCGGAACCAATTACTGCGAAATTTCTTCATGCCGGGAATCCTCAATGCGTGGGCGCTAAGTGCGTTGCAATGAGGGGCATGGTCGTGACGCGCGCGAGTTGCGGCAACGGGACGGGATTGTAGAGAGCGGGACTACAAGGGGCGGCGCTACTGACTCGCAGGCGTGGGCGGCAGCATCGCGGCCATGACTACGACTGAACTGCTCCCAATCGATCCCCGACGCCAATCCAAGTTCCTGTATTGGATGGGTTGGCGTATCTGCGAGATTGCCGAGGCTACGGGCGAAAAGGAAAAAACGCTACACAGCTGGAAGGCCCGCGACGAGTGGGACCGGGCGGATAACGTCGAGCGCATCGGTGGGGCACTGGAAGCGCGTCTGGTGCAGTTGATCCTCAAGGAAGGCAAGAGCGGTGGGGACTTCAAAGAGATCGACCTGCTGCACCGGCAGTTAGAGCGACAGGCTCGCATCCAGCGCTTCCAAGGTGGCGGTACCGAAACCGAGCTCAACCCCAACCTCGCAAAACGCAACGAAGGCCCGAAGAAAAAGGCCCCAAAAAACGACATCAGCGAAGACCAGATCGAGCTGCTGCGCGAAGCGTTTATCGATGGGTGTTTCGACTACCAGAAAGACTGGCACCGGGCGGGCAATCAGCGCACCCGCGTCATCCTCAAAAGCCGGCAGATCGGCGCCACTTACTACTTCGCCCGTGAGGCGTTTATTGATGCGCTGGAAACCGGGCGCAATCAGATCTTCTTATCGGCGTCGAAGAATCAGGCCTACCTGTTCCGTGGGTACATCCAGGCGTTTGCCCGCGAGGTCATCGGCGTCGAGCTGACCGGTGATCCCATCGTGCTGCCGAACGGCGCCGAACTGTTTTTTCTCGGTACCAACGCGCGCACGGCCCAGGGCTACCATGGCAATTTCTACTTCGACGAATTCTTCTGGACGTTCAAGTTTGAGGAGCTGAACAAGGTTGCGTCGGGTATGGCAATGCACAAGAAGTGGCGCAAAACCTACTTCTCGACGCCGTCGACCATGGCCCATGAGGCCTACACCTTCTGGACGGGCGAGCGCTTCAATAAGGGCAAGCCGGCGGCGCAACACACCAAAGTCGACGTATCCCACGGAGCGCTCCAGCAGGGTAGGTTCTGTGAAGACCGGTTGTGGCGTCAGATCGTCACCATCCTCGACGCGGAGCAGGGCGGTTGCGACCTGTTCGACATTGAAGAACTGCGGCGCGAGTACAGCCCGGAAGCGTTCGCCAACCTGCTCATGTGCGAATTCGTCGACGACGGTGCGAGCATTTTTCCGCTGACGGTGTTGCAGCCCTGCATGGTCGACAGCTGGGTCGAGTGGGCCGAGGACTACAAGCCGTTTGCGATGCGGCCGTTCGGCGACCGCCAGGTGTGGGTGGGCTATGACCCGGCGGAAACCGGCGATTGCTCGGGCCTGGTGGTGGTCGCACCGCCTTTGGTACCAGGGGGCAAGTTCCGGGTGCTGGAGCGTCACCAATTTCGAGGCATGGACTTCGCGGCGCAGGCGAGCGTGATCAAAGCCGTCTGCGACCGCTACTGGGTGACGTACATCGGCATTGACGTCACCGGTCTGGGCAGCGGCGTGGCGCAGCTGGTGCGCCAATTTTTCCCCAATGTCACCACGTTCAGCTATTCGCCTGAGGTCAAGACCCGCCTGGTGCTGAAGGCCTACGACGTGATCCACCGGGGCCGGCTGGAGTTCGACGCCGGCTGGACCGACATGGCCCAGTCGTTGATGGCGATCCGCAAGACCATCACCGCAGGCGGTCGCCAATTCACCTACACCGCCGGCCGCAACGACAACACCGGCCACGCCGACCTGGCGTGGGCGCTCTTTCACGCATTGCACAACGAACCGCTGGAGGGGCAGACCACTGCCAATACCGGGCGGATGGAGATTTTTTGATGTCGAACCGCCGCAGAAATACCAAGCAAGTGGCCCAGGCTTCCACGGTTGCAACGCAGGAGTTCATTCCGCGCAGTAATAGCAAGACGGAGGCGTTCAGCTTCGGCGATCCGTCACCAGTGTTAAGTGGCCGCGAGGTGTTTGATTATCTGGAGTGCTGGTTTAACGGGCGGTGGTACGAACCGCCGCTGTCGCTGGACGGTCTGGCACGGTCTGTGGGTTCCAGCGTGCACCTTCACTCGGGGCTGATGTTCAAGCGCAATTTGCTGAGCAAAACCTTCATTCCACACCGGCTGCTGTCGCGGGCAGCGTTCGAACAGTTTGCCTTGGACTTCCTGTGCCTGGGTAACGGTTATTTGGAAGGACGGCGCTCGATGCTCGGCCCGGTGCGCGAGCTGGTACCGCCGCTGGCGAAGTACATGCGCTCGGGCAAGGACGGCCGGCAGTTTATGGTCCAGGGCTGGAAGGAAGAGCACGAATTTGAACCGGGAACCATTTTTCATCTGCGGGAAGCGGATCTGCACCAAGAAGTGTACGGCCTGCCCGAGTGGATCAGCGCCTTGCAGTCGGCGTTGCTGAATGAATCGGCCACGCTGTTTCGCCGCAAGTATTACGAGAACGGTAGCCATGCCGGCTTCATCCTCTACATGACCGACGCCGCGCAGAACGAAGCGGACGTCGACTCACTGCGCAAGGCGCTGAAAGACTCCAAGGGGCCTGGCAACTTCCGCAACCTGTTCGTGTACTCGCCGAACGGCAAAAAGGACGGGTTGCAGATCATCCCGGTCAGCGAAGTGACGGCCAAGGATGAATTCAACTCGATCAAAAATCAGACCCGCGACGACGTGCTGGCCAGTTTGCGTATTCCGCCGCAGCTGATGGGCATCGTGCCGCAGAACGCGGGTGGGTTTGGGTCGATCAGGGAGGCGGCGCAGATCTATGCAGCCAATGAACTGGAGCCGATTCAGGCGCGTATGGCGCAAGTGAATGAATGGCTCGGGGAGGAGGTCGTGCGCTTCAAACCCTACGAAATTCCCGTGGGGGCCTAAAACCCCCTGCGCAGCAAACGAGGCGACGAACCGGTGCGTCAACACCGGTTCGACGCTGAAACACTCGAACACGCCGAGTGCTCCAACCAAGGCCTCGCCCCACTGCGCAGGGGGTGCGAAGCCTAAGCGAATCCAATTGTCGAAACAAGGATCACTT